TTAAAGTCTATACCCGCCACGCATCGGGGAGGTCCAGACGTTCATCTTTTTGGTACGAGAGGCCGTTTTAGAGAATAGTTTTTTTGATTTTCGGCGATTCATTTTATAACGCATAGCCATTATAAGCTCCTTTTTTTAGGGACATAGTTTTTTTTCTTCCTGGTCTCGAACATAGTTAATTGAAGACCAGGGGTTTTAAGTTTATCTTCTTCAAACTGTTTTTCATATTGATCATGAACGTAACACTCCCAATCGATCACATGAGAATGATGATCATGGTTAATCCAATAAGATTCTGTCCAATTATTTGACATTAGGATTTTCCGGATTAGAGTCGAACAGATCAGGACGGCCATCACCGTCAGAGTCCTTTATTTTTTCGAGGACATACATTATTATCGCGAGGACTTGTACCCAATTCATTGTCCGGTGCTCCAGATTGTACGCAGACGTTTTAAGAGAATACCCTTTTGACCTAGTTTGAGAGAACGATCACGGATAATTGTATTCGCTACCTTTTGAAAGTTAGATTTTGAGTAAGAGGATTTAGGAAGACCGCGCAGTTTTTGCATTGATTTATAGACAGTATTTAAACGGTTATAAGAGGCTTCATAGGTTTTAGCAGAATTATTAGAAAAAGGAGCAGCGACTATATTTTGCACAGCTTTAGGGATGCCCGCTTTATCAGCAATTTTACCACCTTTATTGAAAAACCGTTCTGCGATCGCTTCCAGACCACCTTTAAAATCTTCAGCAACATCAGACGCAGGCTGTTTAATATTGATAGTTTGTTTATCTTTAGAAGCTTTAATAATATCAGCAATAGAAGAAGTAATAGATTTAAACATAGTAGAATAAGACTGCATCGCAGTTAAGCCAGAATTAACAGAATTTTCATTCTGGAGGGATGAGGTAGCCGTAGGACTGGAGGGAGCAGCAGACGAATAACCGCTCCCCACAGCAAGAATAGGATTTATACCGGCTTTTCGCATATCACGAACACGCCTACGGACTTTAGTATTATCCATATGCTGAGCCCAATCACGACCAATTTGAGCCTGTTCAGCATTAAAAGCCTGCTGTTTAGCTAAGTAATGACCTTGATTTTTTTCAGCTTGAGATTGAGAATAGAGGCCAAAGGCAGACGAAACGCCAGCACCTAAAGCACCTGCAGCAAGTAAACCACCTAACGCCATTTTTTATCTCCTTTAGAAGTGATCGATCATGCCAGGAATACTATACAGAGGCATCGGGCGAACACATTTAATATCGAAATAAGTATCGATACGAAAATTTGGCTCTGTTGTTGTTATAACCACACGATCAAAGGGAGGAGCTTCTTCAACGCTTGATTTAGTGAAGGTTGAGAAACAAAGTCCAAGCCTAAGTGCCAGATATCAAGAGAAGTAGCATGATCAGAACGCATTTGTCCGGAAACCAAGCTCGGATAATAACGATATTCGGCCCAACGCTCCTGATAGCCAAAGACATCATCATCAGTAGAAGTACCATTCGCCCAGAGCTCTTTATTTAAAACTTCCTGTTCACCCAAGTGAGCGAGCAGAGGCCAATAAAAGTCGTGCTTTGTTTGACGCGACCACATTCGATTAAGGCCCTCTTGATACGTAAGATCGCAACGAATGTTAACCAGACCAAGAATACAGCAATGCTCTGTAAAAGATTTTGAGAAACCAATCGAGGCATTGGAAGAATAGCCAAGAGCGCCAAGATCACCAAAGCTACCACTAGAAACCTGGTTAGTGCCAGGAACCGGCTCAATAGTTATAGGAACAGAACCACCGCCAAGATATTCAGGGCGCTGCAAACGAGCATCAGGAGAAGTAACACCAAAGTGAGATTTAATAATCTCGATATAACGAGTACCGCCAAGAGCTTCACGCTCCATCATTTTTTGGAGTTGAAACGCTTCACGTAATTCATTGATACTCGACGCCGTTGCACCAGACAAATCCGCCCAAAGATTTTTGGGATAGACAGAAGAAGCCAGGGTCGGAGTATTAGAAATCGCGGCCATATCACCGGTCGTTGCTGCTGCACCAAGAGTTTGAGCCGTACCATAATATGTACCGTCAGATACTTTCGCAATATGTAAAGGCTCTTGACCAGAGGCCCAAGTATTATCAGTTGTCGTAGGAAGTACGGGAGCAACAGAACCAAGAGGAAGATCGACTGCAACGCCTTTTTGAGGCCAAGGCAAAGCAGAGGTGAAGTAATCATGACGTTTACCACGTTTGAGAAGCGTATAATCAGTATCAGTATCGGGACCGTCATCAGTATTTTCAGTGACTGGGTCAATCAAATTTTGATCACGAAACCACTCATTATAAATAAGATTGTAAGATCTGAAATGTAAAGCGTTAGGGTCAAGATCGTTTTTAGCAACAGGAATACCCATATAATCATAAAGAGTTTCGGCAAGATGACCGCCTCCAGGAGTCGTAACAACCGGAACAAGATACTCAGTATCCTGATAACCCATAGCATCATGCTCTCCCATGAAATCTTGCCAATGCTCCCAGACAAGACGGTTCGGCACAGCGAAGAAAAAGAAATCGGCAGTAACGTTATCCATCACAGGAACCGTCAAAGTAGTAAAACGGATTAAAGAAGCAAGACTAAGATTAAAGGTATCACCAGGGAGAGCCTCATCAACGTAGATCGGATAAAGATAAGCACCGTCAATTGTCGTTTTATGAGAGTGTGAGCGATTAAAGACCGAACGAGGAATATCAACATTCGGAACTTTTGAAAATAGATGCTGATTTGGGGACGGTAAAGATTGTGTGTTTCCAAACATTTTTTTACTCCTTAAAGGTCGGATAACATATCATATGTTTCATATCGGATATTTATTGTCTTGTCAATAGTTTTTTTGGGTTTTTTTTAGACACCATTTAAAAATGGTGTCAGTGGGAACAGTTACCATCAAGTAGAGGTACTGTTCCCACTAACGTTCACCTAAGCAGTTGCCGAACTGGACGCAGGAGTTTCGGCTATCGCCACAGGCGTTTCAGGCTCCACAGGAGCCTCAGACGGGAGGGGAGGGAGAATGCCTAATTCTCTAGCCTCATCTTCATTAGAGGCATTGTCGAGGAAAGCAAGCAGCTTCCCGGGCTCATTATCGAACCGCTTACGGATATCAGCAGGGAGAGTCATAAAGCTTGCTTCAGCTTCTTTAACTCGATTTACTGCATCGAAATAGTCGGTTACATTAGAGAAATCACCATAGAACCCGGGGTTTCCACGTTGAGGAAGGAGGCCAGTACGCATCGCTTTACGCATGATCGTATTGACATTGACCTCATCTTTATGAGATTGCTCAGTAAGTTTTACGTCAGAGTGAGGGTGATAAACTCGGACTCGAGTTGGGGGTGTCGGGATTTCCGTCATTTTTAGACTCCTTAAAAGTATCGATTAACGCTTTGAGATTTACAACAATTTGAGGGATCGGGAGAGGATCAATGAGGCCAACGCCATCATCGAACGTACCGATTTTAGTAAGAGAATAATCTTCGGGGTACATAGAGAGCATATTCTGCTCTTTCTGCATCATAGTAAGTAATTGACGCTGAGCATCCGCATCGTTATGAGCGAGGAACGGAGGCAGATAGATATTAGATTTTTGGTCGGCAATACTGTATAGGGATTTAATCATTTTCAAATGTCCTTTCTTTAATTTTGAAATTTGCTTGACATACTTTTTCACGTACATGTAATCTTTCTAAGGTTTTATGAGTTAAGTCTCCATTCGCTTTCTCCTTTCTTTTTGCTTTAATAGCCTCAAGAGCGACCGGCGCAATAGTGTCATAAATGCGGTCGTAATATCGAGGCGTTTGAAATTTTTTTCCCTGATCTGTAAGGAAATCTTTAGTGTATATATCTTCTTTATATTTCTCGAACCATCGACGGCTAATGCCTGGTCGGCGCGACATCGCGATATATTCTGGTTCAATCGGTTCAAGGATTCCTGTATCGGAGTTTTCTCGTTGATAATGGGCATAGGAGTTTTCGCCGTTAATTTTTTTTGTTACATACCGAGCCACATAGGCAGCAGATTCAGCAGTAACAGAGCCAATAGTAGAGAAACCATAAGGCCACAGACGCTCCAGGGCAGGCGATCGATACAATCGCGTACCATTTCGTACAGACCATAGAGTTTTATCATCAAAGTCAAAGTTAAACACACAAGCATGGTAATGAGGACGTTCAAGTTTCGAACCATATTCGCCAGCCATGAAATATCGAATTGGATATGTTTTTGCACCTGCTTC